GAGCTTAACTACATCCTCACTCGGGTTTGTCATCTCTACTTGGAAGAGTGGGGGTGGTACTACAGGAGCATTAACTCGATAGTGGGGGCTCTGGAATGTTGCAAGCTGGAGCTATACATCGAGGATAGTCAAATCCCATACATCAAGCCAGTAGATAGAGTTAAGTTCGATAGTGCCATTGAGAAGCTACAGAGCCAGGAACTCACTTCAGAGGGTGAGCTTAACTACATCCTCACTCGGGTTTGTCATCTCTACTTGGAAGAGTGGGGGTGGTACTACAGGAGCATTAACTCGATAGTGGGGGCTCTGGAATGTTGCAAGCTGGAGCTATATCGTCGCATTGCTGCCCCATATGAGGATAACAAGATACAGGAGAATGGTGATGTGCCTAGCTGATAGGTGGGGCGTGGTCCTAGTACTCATTGCCTGGGTTCTCGGCTATATCTTTGGCCTGTTTCATGCAACGAGGTATAAATAATGACCCAGCCTAGAACTTTACGGACTTCAGCCAATAGCTATTGGCACCCAGGACTGACCGAACAACAGCTTCGGAAGATAGACTCAGAGATTGTAGAGTCTGAGTTACGGCCTACAAATCGAACCCGCATTCTGCGTGGTTTTGACCATGACCCTGACTGGGCTTACTTCAATGCGCTAGACCAAAAGCCATTTTGACAGCGATGTGTGTAACGGGCATGAAAATTGCTAGTTACAGACATGTCGGGGGTGAGCGGAGAGATGCTTAACGTTGGCGCAAGATAACATGGCGCTGGCCCATCTCGGCCAAACGGTGGCTCGTTACCACCCACTCCCATGTAGGGCGCGAAATAGCTTTCGATTGTGATGGTGAGACATGGCAGGCAAGCCGTCAGGTGACCGACGCTAAAGGCACACAAACCAAACTGTCAACTCTGTTGCCAGCGTAGTTTCCGCGAAGCACGATTCTGTACTTCGCCAGATGTTCGGAGGGGGTAGCTGGCTTCCGAACTTTGAGGGTCCAATGACTCTGGACAAGGTGCCTACGGCCTTGATGATCCAAGCGTAGGTGTAGGTGGGCGCTGTGTCCCTGACACAGATGGTGGAGGGCTGTAGTTCGGCCCCTGTAGTACCAGTCATGGGACAATGACACGCTTGTACCTTGTTGTGGGGATCTATTGCAACACGCCGGGGCAGTACCGGCCGCGTCCATAACATTTCCAGGGAGTGACAATGCAGGTTAGAGAGAAAATATACATGCCCGCCGACATCTATGACTACCTCATGCTTTTGTCCGAAGTGTATGGGGGCATTGGTGCTGGGAAGTATCGGTCTGCCCATAGCCGCCTATCGGCCCCATATTGTGCATATGGGTATGCAAATGATATAGAAGATGTGATGTCACGCTCTGCCGTCTCAGCGGTATTTGACTACAACCACATCACGATTCAAGACAATGACCAGTGGGTCGGGGCAGTTAATAAGCGCGCGAACAAGAGGCCTCATGCCCGCATCAGTTTCACTGATTGGGTGACTGAGGGGAATGTGGTCCGCAAGGATGAGTCTACCGATGAAGTAGATACTGTTCGTCTTATTCACAACTGCAGCGACTACGGGAGTTAAATTAATGAAAGTCACCTTTGGGCCGGTAGCTATTACGGACTTGACCCTTGAGGAGTTTGACACGATAGCCAATTCACTCTGGCTCGCATCCCGTACAAATGAGTCTAATTCGGAAGCATACGTATTTGTGGAACCCGACAAGCCGCACAGACTTTACACGGCACTCACAAACCCGATGAATCAGGAGAAGCGATGAAAGCTCTTATCCTTGCAGCCTTGATAGCCTTTCAGCCGTCAACCTCGCTCGTCGGTGTCTGGAACAAGATTGAGGGGCACAGCAAAGTTATCATGGTCTTGCGTGCCAATCATGCTGCAGTCGGTGTAATGATCCCTGATATTAATATGCCGAAGGATGGCATCGTGACCTGGGAAAACTACTGGCGTATCAGTGACGATAATCATTTGTGCTTTGATAGCCTTGATCGTGACATCTACACCTGCTATCTATACACGCAGCGCGGCGACACACTTAGTATGGGGAAGGGCACCTACATTCGGGAGAAGTGAGCCTATATGACACGCGTGGACGATAGTGACGATTACGGAAGTAGTGAGGATTGCAGTTGAACCTCTTTGAGGCACAAGAAGCCTCAGAAGCACGCGGACTGAGCGATGGAGAACGTCGCTACGTCCGACGTGTTGCGCGTGCATATGAGAGCAATGCGGCCACGGGTGCGCCGCCTGTGCGGCACTTCATGGAGTGCATTCTTGAGTGGCTCGCTGCGGATCTTCGGGTGAAGATTGGAGAACTGCTTGCACAGCCAGGACCGATGCCATTATGGGCTGAGTGGGTCCAGAAGATAGGGCCAGATAAGACGGCCTACCTAACCTGCAAATCAGCCCTTAACGGTATCGCCCTACATACGGCGTCTGTCAATGCCGCACTCCTGACGCATGTGTGTCTTTCCCTCATGCGCGCGATGGCTGATGAGCAGCGGGCCGAAGTGTATCTGGAAGCGGACTCAGCGGGCCTTGCCAATGCCTTGCAACACCGTGCCCACACTAAGCTGGCCCGATCCTTGCGGGTTATCCACACAGCACGGTCGCGTGGTGTCGTGCTGCCCAAGTCTCCAGGGGCCAAAGAAGCTATCAACGTTGGCTCACATCTTCTGATGGCATTGTGTCAGAGTACGGGAGCCTTCACCATTGAGACGGTGCGCGACTACCACACACGCAAACATCGTTCACATCTTGTCCTAGTGCCACATGAGGCTACACTGCAATGGATAGCGACACGATCCGACCGCCTGAGACTGACGTACCCTTTACACCCCCCGTTGCTGATCCCCCCAAAGGACTGGGGCCAAGGTATTGCCGGTGGGTACCACAATTCCCTTGCTGGATGTTTACCGTTAGTTCGCAACGGTACCGCTTCCCAGTCGGCCAAGATTGCAGCGGAGCCTATGCCACTGGTATACGCCGCTCTCAATGCTTTACAGAGAACGAGTTGGCGAGTGAACGGGCGCGTGCTGGAAATTGTGAAGTTAGCCCTGGACGGCAAGATACCGGACCTTATCCCCTCCTCAAGTGATACACCGCTACCCCCGCGCCCACTTACTGAAGACCCTGCAATCCTCGCTGCATGGCGTCGGCAGACTGCCGATATCTATGACGCCAATGATCGCAGACGCACTAAGCGAGCAGATGCAGAGAGATCCGTCGTCGTGGCAGATCAAGTACGGACGGACGAACGATTCTATTACCCGTATAGTCTTGACTTTCGAGGTCGTGCGTATCCCGCAGTAGAGTTTCTAAATCCTCATGGTCCCGATGTCGTGCGTGGGATGTTGGAGTTTGCAGATGGAGTCGCAATATCAAAAGTGGGTGCAGGATGGCTTGCTGTTCACGGCGCAAACACCCTCGGCATCAGCGATGGCCGATCACTTACGAAACTTAGCTTCCAAGAGCGAGTTGATGTTGTGCGGGGTCTGTCTGACCGTATCAGCCAAGCAGCGGCTGACCCTATTGGAAGCAGTCATCTCTGGGCTACAGCGGACGACCCCTGGCAATTCCTCGCCTTCTGTTTCGAGTGGGCCGAATGGCTGAAGACTGGCGTGTTGGAGACCCATTTGCCCGTAGGTCTCGACGGCACGGCGAACGGATTACAGCACTTCTCTGCGATGTTGAGAGACCCCGTAGCCGCTGCGGCTGTGAATATGACGAACACAAATCGCCCAGCGGATCTCTATGCGGTTGTTTCGGAAGCTGTGTTGGACATCCTGGGCCAGAACGCAGGCACGGACAAGATCGCCGCGCTGTGGTTAAGCAGCGGCCTAGTAAATCGCAGCCTTGTGAAGCGGCCCGTGATGACCCTGGCCTATGGGGCTACGCGGTATGGATTTGTCGATCAGATACTCTCCTATCTTCGGAATGAGGAGGACATATGGACTATAGCCCGCCGGATCTTTTCCCAGGCGCACATCCGCATTCGGGTTGGGGTCCAATATTTATCGTCCGTGCTATGGACCGTGTTAGGGTCGACTGTCGCTGGGGCGCTGCAAGCGATGGGATGGCTACAGGCTTCCGCTCTGTCTGTGGTTGCCGCGACTGGCGGGATTGTGCCGTGGTCGGTGCCAATGACCGGATTCCCCGCCCACATGGAGTATTGGAAATCGCGCCGCGCACAGATCCACACCCTGATGTCAGGGACTATCCTCGCCCCGACAGTGTGGACCGCGACGACGAACCCCGATATGCGGAGAGTACGCAACTCAATAAGCCCGAACGTTGTCCATAGTGCCGATGCGAGCGCAATGTGCGCCACAACCGTAGCTTGTGCTGCGCGTGGGGTGCCTTCTTTCAGCATGATACACGATTCCTATGCTGTTCATGCGGAGTTTGTGCCTACGCTGGCCGATGCTTTACGCACATCCTTCATTGACCTCTATCAAGACAGGGACTTTCTCATGGATCTTGCCACACAGTGGCGCGCGCTTGGTGCGGAAATTGCAGACCCGCCCCTTATGGGCAGTTTTAACATTGAAGACGTGCGGCAAAGCCAGTATTTCTTTAATTGATATGACAAAATCAAAGGGTGTGGGCCGTGGCAGCCATCCACGAATCTTAGACCGGGCACTTACTCGGGCAGAGATCGCCCGACGATACAAACAGCGGCATCCTGAGAAAGTTCGAGCCCGGCTAAATGCTTGGCGGCGACGGAACCCTGAGAAGGTGAAAGTAATGCAGCAACACGGACATCGCATGTCCGAATATGGGATGTCACGCTCTGAGTTTGATGCGCGGATGCTCGCACAAAATAACTGCTGCTCCCTTTGTGGGACAGCATTTTCAAGTGCGCCCTTAACGGTAGATCACGACCACATAACAGGCGAAATACGTTCTCTACTGTGTCAGAAATGTAACAGCATGTTGGGGCTGTCTGGCGACAACCCAGCCGTTTTACGCCGGGCGGCGGAATATCTTGAAAGGCCAAAACGCATGTGCTCAGAAGTGCTTGACTGCTATCCAGGCTGCACGCCCTACTCATGTCAGGCATGGCGGCCATGAAACAACGCTCTAGCTCGCTACAATGCGCCCACATGGACATGGGCAAAGGTGCCTGTGACCGCTGTGCCCATCCCTTTCGAGCCCGTCCCGGCATGGGATTTGCTCATACAATGCACTTAGATGGTTCGCTGGCACGGGAGATTCCTGATCCCTGGCAACATCAGTTAATCGTGCAGTACGCCCACTTTGCGGCCATTGGCGCGGCCCCCACAATAGATTTGGAGATATGATGACGCAGAAAAGCGAGCGTAGTGTTTTCCTCAAGAATCTACGCGGAAAATGGTTCACGCTGGACAGTCCCGATTTCAAGTTTAAGAGCGATGGCAACTACGGCGTTGGCGTCGTGCTCGACGAAGCCAGCGCGGCTGAGTTGAACAAAGCCATTCGGGAAGTGGCCGAAGAGTCAGGTGAGCAGGGCAAGACGTACCAACCGGGCGAAGTTGCCAAGTGCAACATGGTCGGTGGCGGAGTGGTCAAGCACGGTCCCAAGAAGGGCGAGCGGTGGAAGAATACGCCCCTGGTGTACATGCCGGATCTCTCTCCCGCAGACCCCGAGACCGTCAAGGCTATTGACCGCAAGACGAAGTTTACCATCAAGGCCCGTGTCGGCAGCTACACGGCTATTGGAAAGCAGAACGAAGACGGAACGTGGCCGAACGGCTGCCGTGCTGGTGGCGTATCTATCGGCTTCCAGGCTCTCCAGATTTTGGTGCTGGATGCCGGTGAGCCGACGCCACAAGAGCAGGGTTTCACAGAAGCCGTAGGTGATGGCAAGGAAGGGTTCTAACATGAAGATCATCCAGACAGAAGTGCCGATGATTTCTCTACTCCTGACGCTGGAGGAAGCACGCATCCTCTATCTCTCCATCCAGCCGGATGAGGTTTCGCCTGAGCTTGATAGAGAGACGGCGAAGCAGATTGAAACCGAATTGGGGGATTTGGTGTGACCCAGTACACACGTGGTCGTTCAAAAGAGTGGGCCGTGTGTAAGGAACTACGGGCTCGGGGCTGGCAGGCCGTAAGGTCTGCTGGCTCGCACGGCCTGTGGGATGTGTCGGCACTCACCCTTGAGGGGAATGCCATCTACATTCAGGTGTGGTATACGAAGACGCGGGGGTATGAGAAAGATGAGAATGCGCGTCTGTTCCGTGCGTTGAAGGTCAAGCGGAACGTGAGCAAGGAAATGTGGATCTATCGCTATGGTATCAAGACACCGGAGATCATCGAGTGCTAATCATTCCACTCCAGATTGTGCAGGGTCTACGTGGCACTTTTGTAGACATGTTGCACACTGCCATTGACCCCCTGCCCGATACATTCGTTGGCTATCCGCCAGCGTCGGCAGGGCGGCGAAACCTCGCGACGGAAGCGGCGCTGTATGCACAGGGGCGCACGACTCCAGGGCAGATTGTGACGTGGGCCAAGCCTGGAGATTCCGCGCACCTGTTCGGCTGGGCACTGGACGTGGCGCTCAAGAGCCCGGCAGGGACGATGACATGGGATTACACAGACCCCGCATGGCTGCGGCTCTGGACGGCGATCCGTGCGGCACCCTCCTTGCACTCTGGTCAAGACTTCCCGGCTGGTGAGGCGGATGGTGCCCACATTGAACGGCTGAACTGGAGAGAGTATGAATGACGCAGCGGTCCTATTTCGGTCCTGGGTCTTCTCTGGGACGCTCGGGCTACTCTGGGTTCTGCTTGTGCAATTCGGACCCCTGACGGCTCTGGAGCATTTGCTCCCTCCCGAAGACCGGCCAGTGAGCATCACCTTTATGCCCCCACCTGTAGAAAACCTCATGCCCGTGAAGTCTGCAACTCTAGGCCATAGGCAGCAGAGGGCTATGGGTGGGGGCACAGCCTTTGGGGGTTCCGCCCCAGTCGGTGATGTGACCGGACTACTGCGCGGTATTGTAATGGCAACTAACGGCAACATTAATGCCATTGGTGGTAAGGCGGTCCTAGCCTATGGTGAAGGTGGGCAGGGATCTCGGACCCCCGGTGTTGTCTCTATGGGTGATGGTACGGCTTCCTTGGGTACGGTGGACGGTGGGGGTGGCCTTGAGCACGCAGGCACGATAGTCGATGGCATCGGTATTCGCGAACAGCGAATGAGCGGCCCGAAGGGTGATGCAAGCGAGCTAGGGCGCTCGGTCAGAAGTCACGACTCACAGTTGCGCTTCTGCTATACGGAAGAGGGGCTGAAGGTCAACCCCTCACTGGCCGGAAGTGTCGTGCTGGTTCTGACCCTCGATAGTGGCATTGTCACACGGGCCACGATAGGCCATCGCACTTGGGTCGGAGCAGAAGAGGTTGAGGCGTGCATCTTGCAGAAGGTTCAAGCATGGCATATGCCGTCCGGTAGTGGGACGTTTGAGTTTTCCCTCAACTTCACAAAATGAAAGTAATCCCCCTGTGGGAGAAAATCTTGTGAGCGAGTCTCAGCAGGTTGGTCCCAAGGGTCCGTGCCCTGATTGTGGTAGCTCAGATGGACTGGGCACCTATGACGATGGACATACTCACTGCTTCGCTTGTGGGGTAACAACGCAAGCGATGGGCGGCATGGGGAAACCATCCGCCACTAATCCTGATTTGATTCCGTTTTCACGACTCACTATTGCACAGCTAGATGATCGTCGCCTATGGAATGAAAGCTGTGCCTTATTTCAGTACGGCTCATTACCAGACGGGACACAGGTAGCAACCTACTTTGATAAGGCCGGTAAGCCGGTCGGACAAAAATTACGGAAACCTGGGAAGCAGTTTTCTGTGATTGGGGATGTAACTAAAGAGGCAGAGCCATATGGGGCGCATCTTTGGCCGCGCACCGGAAAAATGCTTACAGTTACAGAGGGGGAACTGGACTGTATATCAATGGCACAGGCTCAAGGGCTGAAATGGCCCACAGTCTCTATCTCTTGTGGGGCGGGGCCGCAACTTCGTAAGTATATCGCCACCCATCGTGATTACTTTGCGGGTTTTGAGTCCATCATCTTGATGTTTGATTCTGATAGCGTGGGCCGTGCCGCAGCAATTACAGCTTGTGAGGTTTTGGCGTTACCTTATGGGCGAGTTAAGATTGCCACGTTGCCGCTAAAAGATGCATCGGAGATGATCGTTGCACAAAGAGGGGAAGAACTGGTTAATGCGATGTGGAAGGCTAAGGCGTACAGACCTGCCACATTCGTAGACATCGCAGACATCTCAGCCGACATTCTCAAGGGACCAGCACAGGGGGCACCGTGGCCGTGGCAGAGCTTAACAAAAGCGACTTTTGGGCGAAGACCTGGGGAGATTTACACGCTGGGCGCGGGGACGGGTATTGGGAAGACTTCGACATGGCTGCAAGTTGGTTCCGAAATCATACGTGCGGGGGAGAAGGTTGGGTTCATACTCTTCGAGAACTCCAACAAGGATGCTGGGTTACGTATTGCATCAGCCCTTGCTGGGACGCCCTTCTTCGTACCAGCTTCTTCGGAGAATCCCTGGACGGAAGCACAGTTGCAGACAGCACTCTCCACACTGGCGGGTAAATGCCTATTGTACGATACGGCCAATGCGGACTGGGAATCGTGTGAGTCGATAATCAGGTATTGGCACGGAGCAGAGGAAGTTAATCATATAGTGCTCGATCATCTGTCTGCCTTCAGTGCTGAAGAAGCCGATGATCGGAAGGCTCTGGACGCGATCATGTCCAAACTATCGAAGCTGGTCCAAGAGTTGCAGATCAACGTCTTTCTTATTACGCATCTAAGACGCCCACTCGGAGATAGCCATGAAGAGGGCGGACGGGTGCGTTTAGACCAATTTCGGGGTAGTAATGCCATTGCCATGTTTAGCAATTTCGCTTTTGGACTGGAGAGAAATCAACAGTCGGGAGATAAGGCGGAACAGTTGAGACTGACATGGCGTGTGTTGAAAGACCGGAATACCGGGAGATCAACGGGAGATACGTTTCATATGCGGTATGATCCAAATACCGCCCGTCTTGTAGAAGACGGGGGAACAGGATTTACTCCGGTAGTCAAGGAGAATTTCTAATGAAGTGGTCACTATGAAACGCATATACTTTGACTTAGAGACTGACGGACTTCTTGCGGATGTAACCAAAATCCATGTCATGGTCATTCGCGATCTTGATGATGAAACAAGTGTTTGCCAGTATTTTGACGCGCAAAAAATTGTGGCACTTTCCATTTTGGAAAATGCTGAAGAAGCGTGGTGCCATAATGGACTAGCATATGACGTGCCGGTATTGCGAAAGGTGTGGGGCTGGACGGGCCAAGCCAAAGTCTTCGACTCGATGCTCGCCAGCCAGCTTGCCTTCCCGGACCTTATCACGCGAGACTATGCCACGCATGTCGCTTCGGGCGCGATGCCTAAGAACATGGCGGGCTCACATTCCATCGAAGCCTGGGGTCTAAGGCTTGGGGAGATCAAAGCAGGTGCAGACATTACGGACTTCAGTACGCTTACTCCTGATCTTCTTGCTCGCTGTATTGCTGACACATCTATTGGTGTTGATGTTGTGCGTCAGTGTAGTGAACGATTGCCTGCAATGGCTTGGAACATTGAGTGCGCGCTTGCTCCTTACCTTGTACAGCAAGAGGCAAACGGCATTGCTTTCGATGTTGAGAAGGCCCAAGCATTAACAGCCAAGCTCAGAGGCAAGCAGCTTGCATTGCGTGAAGACCTAGCAATATGGGGTGGATCATGGGTGGCAGAGAGCGGGAAGCCGTGGATACCGAAGCGCGACAATGTGAAGCTTGGCTATCTGAAGGGGGTGCCTGTCCAGAAGATGAAGACAGTGAGTTTCAACCCCAACTCACGACCGCAGATCGTGAAGCGATTGAAAGAAGTGTATGGATGGGAGCCAGAGGTATTCACGGACGCGAACAACCCGAAGCTGGACGAAGCAGTCCTGCTCCCTCTGGGGGCGGCGACGCTACAGGATGGCACGCCCCGATATCCGATAGTGCAGCAGATGATAGAGCACTTCGAGGTAGGGAAGCACCTGGGGTTTCTGAGCGACGGGAAAACATCATGGCTGAAATTAGCGCACACGCCCGATATCACTGGCAAAGATATCTCGACTGGCTTATGTGTGATCTCTATTCATCACCATGTCAATCAGTTGGGGACAGCATACGCACGGGCGAGCCACAGCCATCCGAACCTGTCCCAAGTCCCAGTGTTGAAGGACAAGACGACAGGGCAGGACTTACCTCCGACTCAACAGGTGTTCCGTGAACTCTTCTACGTGCCCGAACGCATATCCGACGTGGCATGGTCATTCTGTGGTGTTGATATGTCTGGGATCGAGTTGCGAATGCTTGCCCACTTTGCCTACCCGTACGACGGTGGAGAGTATGCTACCATTGTTCTCGACGGAGACCCCCATGCAGCAAACGCCGAAGCCTGGGGAGTCAGTAGAACCATCGCCAAAACTGGCATCTATGCGTGGCTCTACGGCGCAGGCGATAAGAAACTGGGTAGGACTCTCCACCCCTATCTTATCACAGAACGTGACCAAATGGCAGCAGGACGCAAAGGCCGTGCTACAATCGCTGAACGATTCATTGGACTCGGTAGACTCGTTGAGCGAGTCCGAGACAAAGCAAGTGCTCAAGGATACCTTACGGGCCTTGATGGTAGAACTATCCCAATTCGCGCTGACTACTCGGCCCTCAACAACGTCCTCCAAACCGGAGCCGCCGTCGCAGCCAAGGTCTGGATTAACAATGTTAATAGATCCCTCTTGGAATGGTTAGGTCCACAGGGATGGAACGGTAAGTGGGCTGCACAGCTATGGGTCCACGACGAACTACAGATTGCATGTGGCACGGGTATTGCAGAGTATGTCAAGGACGTAATGATCCAAGGCATAGAGGATGCCGGTCGCATGTTGAACCTTAGCGTGCCCCTCGCAGGGGCAGGGAGAATTGGGAGAACATGGGCCGACACACACTAGATAGTGGGAACCTAGAACATATAGATGGGATGCGAAGGGATGGTGGGACATGGCAGAATGTTGCAGACTACTATGGCTATGGGTCTGAGACCGCAGCCCGCCGTGCATATAAGCACGCGTGCATCGTGAGGGATAGGGGTAGGACGTTTGACGTACTGTGGAAGCCAGAGGATGCCATCGAGAAGCCAGCCATTCCCCAGGTAACACACTGGGAAGGGAAGGAACAGAGTTTTATTCCGCCTGTTAGTCGGGAAAGCCGTTTGGTTCAGGCCGGTGGAGAATTACAGCGTGTCTTGTTAGTTCCCGATGCCCATATTCCCTATGAAAACGTGCAGTCATGGGCACTAATGATGGCTGCGGCCAAGAACTTTGACCCCACGATCATCGTCATCATCGGAGACTTTGGAGACTTCAAGGCGGTGTCCCAATACCTGAAGCACCCAACCGATAAGACGAAGCTCAAGTGGGAAGTGGAACAGTGCAACAAGCGGCTGGATGAACTCGACGCTCTCGGTGCTAAGACTAAAATCTTCCTCGCAGGTAACCATGAAGATAGACTTGAACGATACCTCCAAGAGCGTGCTCCAGAGTTGTTCGACTTCATCTCCGTGCCCGCGCTGTACAAGCTGGGCGAAAGGGGATGGGAATATGTTGCTTATCGTGAACACACGACACTGGGCTCCCTCTACCTTACACACGATGTTGGCACTACAGGCATCGGCTGTGCCCGAAAAGCCCTTGACACTTTCATGCACTCCGTCGTTACTGGGCACTCCCATCGACTTCAATACGTTGTTGAAGGGGATGCTACTGGAGACTGCCGAGTCTCTGCCCTGTTCGGATGGATAGGTGACATCGAGCAAGTTGATTACCTCAGTCGTGCAAGAGCCGCAAGGGACTGGGCACAAGGGTTTGGCATAGGCTATTTCAACTTCGCCAATGGCGTAGTGCATCTGGTACCCGTGCCCATTGTCCAAGGGACATGCGTCGTGGAAGGCCACCTTTATGAAGTGGGGAAGAAATGCGAGACTTGGTGATGATAAAGTGGTTGGAGTTTCAGTTATGGTTCAAGCGTGAACTCAAGCATGGTGAGCTAATCCCACGCGGGTTTGGGTGGGCGGGTTTTGATGTGAAGACGGAGAGGGTGTATGCTATGCCACTGCCCTTCAACTTTATCTGGTCTCTATTGGTGTGGCTGTACACCGAAGTATGGGAGGGTGTCCAGTCCCAGCGGTCCAGATCCTACACCTACAAGGTTGGTCTGCAACTCGGACAGTTTAACGGATACAAGAATGGATACATGGCCGGGTACACGGACCATCGGAACGGTAAGCCAAACAAACTCTATCCCCAGGAAGATGCCAAACCGTAAACTGCTGATAGATGGTGACGCCCTGGTATGGAAGCACGGTGAGGCCAATCAAGAAGAGTCGTGGTGGCCGGGCAGCAATGACACACGCACGGCAACCTGTAACGTGGAACATGCAACCTCAGACATTGTGGCTGCGGTCCATGCGCTTAGGGATCTTGCTCATGCAGATAGTGTGTACATTGCTATGGCACCCTGGCACAAGGAGAACTTCAGGAACAAACTCTGGCCTGCATATAAGATGCATCGCCGCAGGCTGGACAGCCCCATTGGCATGGGCGTCATTCGTGTCATGCTTGCGGAGCAGATGGCGCATGATGTGGTGTTTGCGCCCAAAGAGTTAGAGGCTGATGATCTGCTTGGCGTGGAGATGACACGGCCCTGGGCGACAGAAAATCAGGAGGTAGTGATGTGGTCTCCTGACAAAGACATGAAGCAGATACCCGGAATGCACTTGCTCACTGGGCCTGGGGATGATGACACGCGAATCATAACGATCAGTACCGATGAGGCTGACTACTGGCACCTGTATCAGACTCTAGTGGGTGATAGCTCGGACGGCTACCCTGGTTGCCCGAAGGTTGGGCCAGTTACGGCACAGAAGATCTTGTCCGATCAGCTTGATGTACATGACAACTGGTTGAACGTGGTTGAGGCTTTTGAGGATGCCAAGCTCACTGAAGAGGATGCCCTGATCCAGGCCCGTGTGGCACGAATACTGCGGTATGGAGAGATCCCTGGAGAATGGAGCCCAAGTGGATGCTGACTGCGGAGGATCATATAGTAGTGCGGACTTCATGGGTGCCGTAGATGGGGGTGGCATCAAGGCTGTCATGTTCAGCCCCAAGCCCCCTATCGAACTCATCCCTTCACAATTTATCTTTGGGCTTGCGGGCATTCTACTCCACGGCAAGGTGAAGTATGCGGCCAACAACTGGATGCGTGGGATGAGTTGGAGCACGGTGTACGGTGGGGTGCAGCGTCACCTGAACGCATGGTACTTGGGTGAGGACACGGACCCAGATAGCAAACTGTCCCATCTCTTTCATGCAGCCTGTGGCATAATGTTCCTGACTTTTTACGCGAGTCGAACAGACTATAAGAAGTTCGATGATCGAACATACAAGGAGAGCTAATGCGCGTTTATGTGGCGGGACCCATGCGTGGCATCCCACTCTTCAACTTCCCAGCCTTTGACCATGCGGCCAAGGCGCTTCGGGACCAGGGACATGAAGTCTTTAGCCCTGCGGAACGGGACCGAGAGGATGGGTTTGATGAGACCATCGTGCGAGAAGTCACCAACGCGGAGTACCGTGCATTTCTGAAGAAGGATCTCCCAATAGTTCTTGACTGTGAGGCCATGTATATGTTACGTGGCTGGTCACAGTCTACGGGTGCGAGTCTGGAGAGACATACAGGCAGGGCCGTGGGCAATTCCCTGTGGTATCAACCATGAGCCGCCGCCCGCTTCCCCCGCCCGTCTGGAGCAGTCCACCCTTCCTGCTCGGCATACTGATTGGCATAGCCTTCTGTTGGATTCTCTTTATGTTTACCATCGTCCTCAACCACTCACCCACTGCCCCCCACCCCATACAATCGGACACAATGCCCGATACCTTGGGACTTCCACCCGCCCCACCTGGGTACCATTGGGTGCCCGTACCGCCGCCCACCCGCATCTAGGTGTATAGAAATAATACACCATACTATCCCCAAGGATACCAATATGTTAGACCCATTTGAGCGCCAGCCCTTGCTGGCCCCGATGATTGACGATGACTTCATTGCTTATTGCGCGCGGAAGTTTCCTAACCGCTTGCCCGATCAGTACGTAGATGACTTCCAACTGGGCAAACTGCTTGGGGTGCAGGAGGTTATCCGGCACTTCGTCGGACTCAAGCTGCAACAGGATCGCGGTACCACCCACTAACCCCTTGGAGGACAACGACTTATGTGTGGCCCTTTCAATGCACCGAAGCCGCCTGTCCTCCCCCCAGTCCCCGCCACCCCTCCCCCTGCGGCTGTGTTCGGTCAGCCCCTAACTCTTTCTGGTGCAACAGGTTATGCTCCTGGCACAGCGGCTCACGCGACTTCGGCGGGGAACCTCTATGTTGGCCGCTAAGTTGCCCTGGCAGCGCACTCGGCACCGCAGCTTCAATGAAAGTTCCGAAGACATCCTGTTCGACATCCGTAAAGACGTGGAACAGATCCTCCACGACCTTGAACCACCCTCAAATGTGAGGCTCACCATCACCATAGGAGACGCAATGACCCCCACTTCTTCCTTCACCATTCCGGCCCCTGGCTCTGCCACCTTTGAGCTTCGCTACCTGAATCCCGATGGTAGCATGGGCGTTGCGCCTGCTGGTGCAGTTACGCCTAGCCTGTCGAACAGTTCGGTCGGGGGCTTCTCGTCTGCCTCTATTGCTCCGTCTGTTGACCCCACGAACGTCGGCGGGTACACCCTTACTGTCGCGGATGCGGTCCCGGCTGTTGCTGGTACGGATATGTATGTCGTGACCGATGGTATCAGTTCGCCCAGTATCAACATCATCGTGACCGTTGCGGTGGTTGCTCCGGTGGCTGTCCTGACCATCACGGGCGGAACGTTGGTTGCTCCTGCCACGCCGGTTGCGAGCGCGTCGGCTGTGAAGGTTGCGACGGCTCTGTCGGCCAAGCCGTTTACGACCATTCGCTAAAAGATTTGCTGGGATTCATAACCCTGGCAACCAGTTACGGGGCTCTGGACAAAATGCCCCTTCCCCCATCTTAGGAGCCCATACCCCCTGTGGCAAAGAAACAAGACGACTCGCCGCTAGAAAAGAGTGAGGCCGCACAGCGGTATGGCGTCCTAAGTGATGGTAAGCTGATCTTCATACAACGGGCACGGCGGGCTGCTAGAGTGACGTGCCCCATGCTGTTCCCGCCGCAGGGCCATAGTGCAGCCTCTCAATATCCCACACCGTTTCAGTCCATCGGGGGCATCGGTGTCAACAACCTGACTGCCAAGATGGTGCTGGCCCTGTTCCCTCCTGGCGCACCCTTCTTTAAGTTCTCGCTGTCCCCGAAAGCCAAAGCCTCGATCAAGAAGTCTACAAATGACGAGGCCGATGGTAAGGATGTGCAGTCGAACCTCGAAGCGGGCCTGGGACTGGCAGAGAAGGAAGTTACCAACGAATTAGAGCAGCACGGGAGCCGCATCGGTAAGACTGAAGCGATTCAGCAGGCTATCGTGGGCGGTAACTGTCTTGTCCAAGTCACGGATGACAATCACTTGCTCGCGCACCACCTAGAAGACTATGTGTGCCGCAGAGATGTGGACGGCCATCCTATTGAGATCATCATACGGCAGACCTTGAAGCGCCAGTCGTTGCCCGATGAGGCGCAAGACTTCCTCTTCAAGATTGAGAAGCAGCCCCGCCTTGGGATGCAGACCAATGCGGAGAGCGCGGGCATCAAGTCCACTGGCTCTGCCGATCAGGTCTCCCAGATGGAACCCGGCAGCATCGAGTTGTTCACGCACGCAATCATCAAAGGTAAGGGAAAGCAGCGGAAGTGGCACGTCTATCAAGAGCTATTGGGCCACCGTGTCCCCGGCACTGATGCCACTTGGCCCTTGGACACCCCAGCTTTCATTCCCTTGTGCTGGCGGCGCATCCAGGGTGAGGACTATGGTCGTGGGTTTGTTGAGGGATACCAGGGCGATCTCAACTCGTTAGAGTCACTGTCGCAGACGCTTGTGGAGGGTGCAGCGATCAGCGGGCAGGTGAAGATTATCGTCGATGAGACGGGTCTGACGAAGATGTCCGACATCACCGACACGCCAAATGGTGAAGCGATCCACGGTGAAGTGGTGGATGGGAAGCCGAAGAATGTAGGCGTGTTGCAGATTGACAAGCAGATGGACTTTCAATTCCTTCTGTCGTGTATCAACAAGATTGAGGAACGTCTCAACACAGCCTTCCTCAAGGTTGCACCGAGAGAGGCAGAGCGCGTCACAGCCGAAGAAATCCGGCAACTTGCCAAGGAGCTTGAAGCCGCCCTGGGTGGAGCATATGCCATCTTTGCACAGGAGTTTCAGCGTCCCCTGGTACGTCGTGTCGTGCTCAACATGCAGAAGAAGGGCGCACTGAAGCACTGGCCGAAGGATATGGTCCGCAGTGAAGTGGTCGCAGGGCTGGAAGGTTTGGGTCGCGAGCAGGAAGCACAGCGCATGACTCAGCTAATCAATGCACTTCAGCCCTTCGGTCCAGGTATTATGAGTGCATTCAACGTCGGTACCTTCATCACACGTTTCGGTACTGCATTCGGTATCGACATGACTGGCCTTGCGAAGAGTGACCAGCAACAGCAGCAGGAAGCACAGGCTGCACAGATGGCCGATCAGCAGAAGTCCTTGGGACCGCATATGATTAAGGCCGCAGACTCACAGGCCAAGGACATGAGAGCCCATCCCGATAGCCCGGTAGATAAGCAGCCGGGTGGAGCGATGGGTGCAGTACAGGCTCAAGCACAAGGTCAAGTAGCACCACACGCTCTCGCAGGACAGGCGGGCGGTGGTTCACCCCCCGGAGCAGCGCAATAAATCCTGCATAGTCAGGTCGGCTCATATGGGAACCACCCCCTGCCACCCCACGCACCCTAACCAATAGGACAATGCCAACAAAAAATCCGAACCCCGAAGTTATCCCCGAAGGTCTTGAACCCGTCGAGTTTCAGAAGGGCGAAGAACTCGCTCCGAACGTTGCCCGCTTGGGCACGAAGGCTCCGAAGCTGCGGCCCCCGCAGAAGAAGATGCGCGACGTGTTCGTGCAGAACGACACCTTCGTCCGCAAGAACCTTGTCGCAGGTGATGAAACCTACGAAGTGCCACAGTACATCTGGGGCATGGATGACGACGGCAAGCAGGCTGTCGTAGTGAACCCCGAGTATGAAGGTATCCTCGATCCGAACGGAACGCTGAAGAAGCTCCCGCTGTCCAAGGGTCCGAAGGTCGGGTCCAATAGCCAGCTGCTCCCCTCGCGCTATCCGATCAGGGCGAAGGCCCCCATCGGCACGCAGCAGAATCCTGCGGAGCACGTCAGCACGATGATTCGGCAGGATAACTAAATGTGCAAAGACTGTTGCCAGTGCGCGTGCACGAAGTGTTGCCCACATCCGTATCCTCCGGCACCGCCAACCACCATCTATCCTGGGACCGTTCCATACATCCCTACTGTTACTCCCTGGTGGCCTCCCATTATGACCGGCTCCTACGCCATCAATAACTAATGTACGATGACTGGGAGTTTGACCCGCCGCAAGACTGGCCCCCTGGTCCTATCGTCCCAGCCAATGATACCTACTATGGTATCACAGGGCCGAAGGGTGCAGGTACAGCGGTGAAACCAACTCCCATCGGACTACAGATCAATCTGAGCCCTGCGGCTGCTACACAACCGCCCTTGAATCCCGCAGGCACAGCGGGCGGTGTCCCAACTACGGGGGCAGGTACCATAGTCATTCCCCCCACTCTCTTCCCCCCAGTTTAGGAGCTAACTACATGGCCGTAAGATCGTCGAACCCCTCGATCCAGACGACTCCAGTGGACCCGTGTGTGCATGGGACTACGGGCGGCTGGACCGCACTAAGCGGGGATGCAGTCCCGCCCGTGAATAACTCCGGCACTGATACAGAAAGCTGGGGCTCATTCACAATGGCTGTTGACACCACCACTGGATTTCCTGTTGAGACCTTCGTGGTCAGTGGTGCAGGTACCGTCCGCGTAGATCATTAAGCCAGCATCCTGCTGGGCTGACGCCCGCGTAAGCGGTCATGGAAGCGTCCTGTAATTCATCCTTTGCTCGGAGGCTATTGATATGACTCTGCAAGCTGTGTATCCCCTATACAATGCCGTCGAGAAGGCGCCGAATCCCCCGCCCCCCATCAAGTCAGGCCCCACGCCTGCTGAGACATTCTACGGTGTGGCTTCGCCGGGTGCTGGCACAGGCGTCGTTCCGACCGCTGTTGCTACGGTGGTTGGTCCTGTTCCCCAGGATGACTACGCCACACTGGCTGCGGCGTCCTATCCTTCAACCTCGTACACCCCGCCCCCTGTTGACCCTGCCCGTGTGACCTATGCTGGTCAGGTAACGGGTGCGAACCGCGGTACGGTGCCGCTATGGCTGACGGGCACCACATATGCGATGGGCGACATCGTTGCGGGAGTGACGGCGGGAACGCAACCACTGTATCAGTCGATTGTTGCAAGCAACCTCGCGAACACGCCTGCTTCCAGTCCGACGAAATGGCGTCTTGTTGGTCCGACTGCGGTTGGTCCTGCCTTTGGCGCGGCCTTCTCGAATCCTGGCCTGCTCCCCCTGTGGACCTCGGCTGCCATCATCAAGGGTAAGGTGGTTGGATACGTCTCGATCAATGCAACGTACTACATCGGCCATTTGTATGTGGCCGGTACCACGTATGCTGAAGGTACCTTTGTTATTGGCACGGACATGAATGTCTATATGTCCTTGCAGGGTAGCAACGTCGGGAACTCCCCGCTCATTGCAGCGAACTTGGGCGTGTACTGGGATCTCGTTAACACCACGTTCGACAAGGGTGCAAACTCTGGCGCGAGCTATGTAGTCGGACAGCTAGTGCTGCAAGATGGCGTGACCTATGTTTGCGTTTCCACGGTTACGACTAACCGCCCCGACATTGACTCAACGGACTGGACGGCGACGACTGTTACCGCCAACCCGTGGTTGGTCGGCTCGGCGTATACCTCGGGCCAGATCGTCGTGTACAACAACACGTACTGGATCTCCAGTGCCGCAGGTAGCACCGGGAAGATCCCAGGCTCGGGTACCGGGACCAGCACGGGCGTTGGTTCGTGGACCCCGCTATATGCTCCGACGTGGAATAGCGACACGACCTATGTGTCTGGCACCACTGCTCTGACGTTTGCCTATGTTACGTTGAATGGTGTTCTGTACAACGTGAAGACGGGGCAGACGATTGTTGGACAGAACCCGCGCATCAACAATCAGTTGCAGTTTGACTCAAGCGCGGCAGACGACAACCTCCCGACAACCGTGCTGTGGAATGCGGTTGGCCGTGGACCTGTCGTTCCTTACCGGGCGATTGCCGCCACGACGAACAACCTTCCCGACGCGAACAACAACGTCGTCGGTACGGGAACGTGGTGGACGTACCTGAATACGGCAGCCCTGGGCGTGGCTGGTGGAGCGCAGCTTGCGCGTACCGATCTCTCCTATGGACCGCAGGTCTATGGGGATGGTACCACGGTCACAGACTGGATTACTGGTGGACTCTGGGGGCCTGCAAACGTTGACTCTCCGGTTTCACGTACAGATTTCAATACCGTTGTCGCGAAGATTGTCATTACCGTACCCACCCTGACCTCTATTACAGCGGTTGTGGCTACTGCGGTCGTGACAGATAACAACGGAAACGCGTTGACCCCGGGGCGTTATGGTGTTGGCCCGATTGTCTGGACACAGAACAACACGACAGACTACACGATCTCGGCTAACATTGATGGTTCCGTCACTCTGACGGGTGCTTCTGCTGGTTCGGCTACCACACTGACTGCTACCATTGGTAGTCGGTCAGCCTCTATCACCCCCACCCTGGCGACCTAAAGATGCCCGAAGTGTGCGAAGTGTGTGGAGTGGCTGCTGTTGTTTCAGCAGGCCGCTGCAAGTATGTCTGTGGCAACTGCAAGACTGTCATCCAGACTTGCTCTGACCTGTAACCTGCGGTCCTTGGGCCTGAAAACCCAAGGGCCATATGTAGTAATGTTATCCTAGTTTAGTGAAATCCTGTAACATGCACCCTTTCCCCAAAGGACAATGCCAGAAACCATTCCGACCGACATCACAGCCACATCTACCCCCAGTAGAACCATCACCCAAGACGGACACGGGAACACAAAGATTTCCGTTAAAGCAACCGAAGCCGCTGTCCAACGTGTGACCCCTCCCCCTCCAGCCCTCGGCACTGCCGAGAGGGACGCATGGCTACCGAAGGAGTTTCTGACACCCCAGGCCCTAGTGGCGAGCCAGAAGGAGGGACATGCTACGATTACACGGCTGTCCCAAGAATTAGCGGTCCTAAAGGCTGGTGCTCCGTCCACAACCGCTACCACGACTGCAACGCCCCCGTCTCCACAGATCCCAATTACCCCCGCGACGGTGGAAAACCTGACTTCAGTTGCGGCTGCCGCGTTAACGGGTACCGATGTGCCGCCCACCGCTTCGGTCGTTGTGCCCCCGGCTCCCTCGGCCCCAATCCCTGGGGTCCAAGACACCGTGGCCCAAACGTTAGACCTCCCAGCGATGTCAGCGGAGTGGGCCAAGAACGGGGGCAAGCTGACCCCGGCATCTCAGGCACGCCTGGACAAGCTCGGAGTGACGAAGGAGGTAGTGGAGCAGTACGTTCAAGCGCAGATGGCTTGGGCCGCAAACAACACCGCATCACTAGAGCAGGTCGTGGGGGGTAAGGACCGCCTCGGTCTGGTTTTACAATGGTATGGTGCAAATGAAAAGGAGACCGGGGATCTTTACAATGCTGCCCTTGCCAAGCTCGACTACAAGAGCGCACGGCTGATCCTTGCGGGCATGAATGCCACCTATGCTGATGCCGTGGGCCATGATCCCCGACTCTCAATGAGTGGGGCTGAGTCCGCGCGTATGATTACCGAGAGCCCGTTCCTCTCGCAAGGCGAGTTGCAGACTGCGCTGAGTGACCCCCGCTACAAGGCGGGTACAGATGCTCAGTTCATTCGGAGCGTGGAGCGGAGAGCCCTACAGTTTGCTGCCATGCAGCGGACAGGGAGAGCGGGCCGCTAATGTGGAAGAAGGTAAAAGCATACCTGCTACGCTGTGCGCTTGGCCTGGATATGTTCGCCAACGTACTTACAGGCGGGCACCTTGATGAGACGATTAGTTCTCGCGTCCGTCGTGCATCTGACACACATCCACACACATCAGGTCTGCCCAGCGTGTGGATTGCTAAAGTGCTCAACAGTATGCTCAATGATATTCAAGCGGATCATGGTCATCTGGCAGAGCAGGGCGACCTCACCCGTGCAGGGTATGTACAGACGATAGAACAGCAAGCACTCAAAGTCGTGGCCGTTGCGGCAGCACATGGGGTTGTCATCCCAGTTGCATCTGCCGTTGCTGCTGTAGTTTCCGCACTTCCAACCCAAGCAGAGGCCCCACATGAACCCTGTTCCGCAGCCCCTCCCGCTTCCAGTTCCAGTTCCGACTCCCACGCAGACCGTTAATTCGGTTATTGCTGGCATTGATTCCTTGCTCGCTTCGGCGGGTCAGGCTGCATTGTCGGCCAGCGTTGTCGGTGAAATCGCTACCGTAATTAGTACGTTGCTGCCCTTCTTGGACGAAGTGTTCCCCGGCCTTGCGGCTGTGGGACGCGAGAGCCAGCGTGAGGATACGCTGTATACCGCGTACAACGCGGGCAACATGGCGGGCCTACTCGCTTACAAGAATGATGTCCCCGCACATCCGAAAGCTAGCCTTGCGATCTGTGACCTCTTGATCGCGAAGCTCACGGCTTTGCAGGCCGTTGGTCTGGTCCCTGTTACGACTGTTTCTACAATACCCGCTCAGGTCTCCATTAACTCTCCCGCCGCCGTTGGCGTGCCGAGTCTCGTTAATGCAGGATCACTTGCGGCTGTGGCAGCAGTAGCCTCAGGACCAGAGAAAGGCCCGCTGAGTATTGGTGGGTCTCGTATTCTAAGTCATTAGTACAAGTCGTCCGTGTTTGCTATGACCACGGATGCAGCCGACAGCACAACCGATCTCTGAGGCCCGAAAGGCTAACCTCGCTGAGTGAGGCGCGTGAGGATTCACGCTCGTAGCACGCTTCAACTGCTGAATATAATATGGCAGACTCAGTAGTCACGTATGGTGGGCAGAGTAATTTATCTGGCGATACCCGTGCCGATTACCTGACTCTCTTCACTGGTGAAGTTCTCCAGGCTTTCATGGAGAAAAATATCTTCATCAAGCACAACGATGTGAAGACGATTCAGTTTGGTAAACAGGCTCAGTGGATCGTCTCGTGGAAGGGTTCGGCCCGCTACCACACTCCGGGTACGGAGATCGTGGGCGACCAGACGGCATTCGCGCAGGCTCTTATCGCGTTGGATGACCTCCTGATCGCAGACCGTTTCGTCTCGAACTTCGACGAAGCGATGGCTCAGTTTGACATTCGTCAGCCGCTTGCCCGTGAAATGGGTATGGCCCTGGCGCGTGTGTACGACCAGCAGATCGCTCAGTTGTTCTGCTTGGCCGCGCGTGCGTCCGCTTTCGTTACGGGCGCTCCGGGTGGATCGCAGATCACCCTGAACAACACGACCTCGTACCTTGCGGATGACCTTGTTGCCGCGATTGCGAGCGCCGCTGTTGCGCTTGACCAGAAGTATGTTCCCGATGAGGGCCGGTTCATTGCTGTTCGCCCGGCTGACTTCTACAACCTCATCAACTCGTCTTCGCGCGCCATCACCACGCTCTATAACCAGAACGCGGGAAGCGGCTCGATTCAAGACGGTACCTTGAAGCAGTTGTTTGGCATGACGATTGAACGGAGCAACAACATTCCGTCCACGAACGTCACCACTGGTCCGACCAACTACCAGGGGAACTTCAGTTCAACCATTGCTATCGTCGCGACCTCTGCGGCGGTTGGAACGGTCAAGCTGATGGAACTCAATATGGAAGCTGAGTACGGCACCCGTTGGCAGGGTACGTTGATGGTTGCTCGGTATGCGGTTGGTCACGGAGTTTTGCGGCCCGAATGCGCCGTAGAAATTATCACGTAGCTCTAACGAGCTAGGAGAATGAAATGGAAACTCGGACATGCAATACCTGTAAAGCAGGTAAGCCTCTATCCGAGTTCTCCACTCATTGGTGGCGCGGCATTGAGCACCCCGGACGAAAGTGTAAGAAGTGCGCGTCCGACTATGCCCGAAATAAGAAGCTGGGTGTGACGACTACGCAAGTAGAAACTATGCGCGTAAAGCAAGACAATCGTTGTGCAATCTGCGGCACGCATGCCGATGAGATTAAACACGGATCATACCGGCACAATCCTTTAGTTGTTGACCACGACCATAAGACAGGGAAGTTCCGAGGATTACTCTGTCCGACCTGTAACTTAGTGCTAGGACATGCACAAGATGACACATCCCTGTTATCTAACGCCATCACTTACCTGGAGTCTGGCAGCCAATGAGCAACCTGATTACTGGTGGGTATTTCACCGAGACTTCGGCACTGAACTATCTGCTGAGAGCTATAGGTGAAGCCCCCGTAGCATCTGCGGCCACCGCGACACAGGCCGACTGTGTAATGGCCCTTGCCACCCTCAATGACGTGTTGACGGAAGTCTTATCAATGCAGTGGAAGTTCAATTCTGAAATTGGGTATCAGCTTCAGCCCATCGGGCAGATCAACTGGACGCCCACCCTCGGCGGTACCGTGGAGGTACTCAATGTTTTCGCCATTCCAGCTAACCTCATGGCTTACCGAACAACGTCAGCGCCGCAACAGGTTGGAGTCAACTACACTGACATCGGATGGCGGCGGGCAATCGTGTGGAACTCTGCCGGAGTGTACCCGCTTGTCTTTTACGATAGAAGCCATAATCGCGAAGGGTGGAACGCCGGAAGTTACCCTTTCCTCGCCATCGACCCTGTGTGGCTCATGCCCTTTGTCGATCTCCCTTATGAAGCCCAACTATACGTCGTTGCCAAGTCGGCCCGCCAACTTGTCGAGCGAAGCGTAAACTCATCGGAGATCGCTAGCTTCATCAAGACTGATGAAGCATGGTCCTACGCCCGCCTCATGCGGAAGTATGGAAAGTTGGATAGCTTCAACTTCTTGCGGACTGGCAATGCGATGCGTGCCCTGGGTATGCGTCCTGCTGTGAACGTGGGCTACATTGACATCCGTGGAGAGCCGCCAGCCTACGCTGAAGCGAAGGTCTAATGCCCCTCATCGCACAAACCGTCCAGGCAATCTACGATGGTGTGAGTCAGCAGCCTGACAAACTTCGTACCACTGGTCAGTCACAGACGCAGCTTAATGTGTTCGACAGCATGGTCTATGGGAAGATCAAACGTCCCCCAACTACGCATGTCGCAAAGCTCGGCAGCGGTACGTGGGTCAATCCATACATCTTCGCCGTTAATCGGGACTCGGTAACGAAGTATCACGTCGTAGTGGCTGGAGGTAGCTGCTACGTCTTTGATGGCATCACAGGCGCTTCGTATACTGTCCTGACCCCCAAGGGTTCGGCGTATCTCACTCTTGCGCCGACTAGCCCGCCAGCCATGCAGTCAGGGTTCCGGTTTGCACAGGTCCAAGATACCACGTTCATCGTCAACCAGACGATCAGTCCGAACCCCCTAGCCGGTCAGTTCACGCCGACCGCACAACCAGAGGCCCTTGTCACGGTAGCCTTGGGTGACTATGGTACCAACTATTACGTCACTCTCAATGGCATCACTGTCGGGTTCCAGGCCACCACGCCGAACTCTCCCGTGTCGAGAGCACAGTTGTCCACGGACCAGATGGCTCAACAGTTGTTCGTCGCCTTCACAGAGAATGCAACGCTGAATGGGCAGTTCTATTTCACACTGCTTGGCATCATCGGGACGACTGAAGGCGCATCTACCATCTACATCACTCGGAAGGACGGAGCCGACTTCCAAATCTCGGCCAATGACGGCTTGAATGATGGTGGAATTGTGGTCGTCAAGGGCACAGTCCAGAACATCGAAAACCTGCCAGCACGCGCGATGAATGGGCAAGTGGTTGAAGTCGCTCCCGATCCCGACAACAAGTTTGATGTGACATATTATGCGTATGACAATCTTGGCTCAGCGAATCTGGCTGGCGTGTGGCGTGAGTGTGCCGCCCCCGGCATCCTGACCACGATTGACCCTGCTACTATGCCGTGGCAACTAACGAAGGGTGGGGATATCATTGCTGGGTTCAATGCTGATGGCACACCGCCAATGCCCATTGTCGGACCCGGCAATGTTACAATATGGTATGAAGGTCTGTCAGGCTACACTGCCACACAAAGACAGTCCTTTGTGAATGATGGGGACCACTTTACCTATACCTTGGCTCACTTGGCGGGTATCGCAGGTGAAGTTCTGACCTTCTACTATGATGTAGATGCGGGTAATCTTCCTGTTGGACAGTTCGTCTCGGTCAACATCCATGATGTCGGTCTTGGGATCAACTATCCTCAATACTTTGCGGGTGGCACGACCGTCCTCAACTTTTCGCAGGTCATACCCACCACAGGGTCAAGTGGTGACGGGTTCATCTGCACGCTGAACTACTCAAATGGCACACCGAAGGATTCACAGAAAGCAACTGTAACCTTCCACGCCTATAATGATTCGACTGGACTGAATACAGTTACAGAGTCTATCCCAGATGGTGTGCTGCTAACGTGGAATGCGGACTGGACGTATGCAATGGGTGTGGCGATTAATGTAACCATCGCAGGATTTGGTACGGAGACTTATACACCCGCGACTGATGAGACGGCAGCCCAGGTTGCTGCGGGCGTGGCGGCGCTGACGGGCTGGTCTCATCTACTCACAGGGTCGGTGGTTAATGGGATCTCCACTCTCTTTGCACAGAATGGGCTCAATCCGATTCCGGCTGCGGCTAGTGTGACGTATGGATGGACACCCTCCCAGCAGTATCACAATGCCAGTCTTGACATGGCGACCAATGAGCTTGTGGGCTACATCTTCCGAGACCTCACCGATGGATCAACCGCAACCATCACCAGCAACACGGCCACAACCATCACCTTTACTGGTGGTCTCAGTGGCGGAACTACTAACACAGTACGAAAGAATGATGTGGTGGCTGTGGCTGGACCTGCAAATGTATTTGTGCTCCAGCCAGTCAACTGGTCCCCGCGAGAAGTCGGAGACGATACCACTAACCCCTTCCCCTCTCTGACCTATGACTTCATTACTGAAGTGGGATTCACGTCGGGACGGCTTGTTCTTCTCAGCGGTGAGAATGTCGTCTGCTCCGGCTCCAATGATATCTTCAACCTCTTTAGGACCACCGTTACTCAACTTCTGGACGGAGACCGGATTGATATATCCGCTAACTCCGGTACTGTTTCTGACTGGCACTCCCTAGTACACTGGGCTGAAGGGGCATGGTTATTTGCAGGCAATGTCCAAGCGCAGCTTCCAACAGATCCCGCGCTCGCAAATAGCTCTGTCTCCATCCAGTCCTTGACTATCTACCAGTCACAACCCACCATGCGGCCCTTGGGCATGGACCGCCGTGTCTTCTTCACAAGGCTGCGGAGCCCTAATTCTGCGGTGCCAGTGACGGAAGTGATGCGGTACATGCGCGCAAGGTTCCCGTTGGCAGGCTTCTTTGCTGAGGGAATAACTAAACACATTCCAACGTATTTGGCAGGCATCCCCCTGCAATTAGTTGGAGACCCGCAATTAGAGATGGTGGTGTTACTGACCTCTGCCGTGCCAAACCAAGTCTATCCTTACATTTTCCATTACAATGCCGCACAAGATTTAGAGATGGAAAGTTGGAGCACATGGCAGTTTGATCCGGGTTGTGCCGTGCTGGCTATGGATATGCTCGATGGTGTGCTGGGACTGATTATCCAAAGATCGGACGGTGTTTATCTCGAATACTGCGACATGCAGTTGGCCCTGTACGAGAACCCGTCCTAATGGCAAACGCTCCGGCATCCTGCCAACACCTAGATCGACAGGTCACAAACTTGACAACCGGGGTGTCGTCAGCCTATAGTGCTCCCACGACAACATGGACTCTGCCCTATACCGTGACCACAGATCAGGTCACAATGGGGCACCTGACCATCTGCCGCATGGACACGAACGTATGGTTTGAGGATGCCGCTCAGGCGGTCAACGCTGGAGTTACCGTTACCCGACCCGCCAATAACAAAATCGCCGTCTCGGGAGCAGGGAACCTCACAGCCGTTCCGGTCCTGATCGGCGTCCTCTTCAATGCTTCATGGGAGCTTTCGACCATCTACGAGCGTGACCAGAATAAGCAGGCAGAGCAGCGCGGACGCTTGCGTTTGGGATACTTCCACTTCTCCTACGAACCGATGACTAATTTGACAGCAACGGTGACGCCGCAGGGGCGCTCACCTTATGTCTATGTCTTCTATGATCCCACAGCCGGAGCAGGAATGGATGAAGTTAAGCCGTTTACTATACCTATCCAAGCGCGTAATGAAGACTCTACGATTGTCTTTTCCGATTCAACTCCTGGCTCTTTTAGAATTGTGTCCTACGACTGGGAGGGCACGCTTACTATGCGTGCAAGGGGAGTATAATGCCTAAACCCAACCATGAAGAGTTGGTCGTTGAGTATAAGAAGCAGTGCGGCCAATGGGTCGTTGACCTGTGGGATGCTGCCGACACAGCGTATGTCATCCACCACAACTCTCCCGAGAGGGAGGAAGAAGAGGACGATGAGCATAGAGATTAGGGAATCGGATGAGACTGCCGTGATGTGGGTTGCAGATCATCTCTGTGCCGCAGACGACTTAGAGATTACGACAGTCAGTGGTCTCCCGCCCAGAGAAAGTGTACAGTTTGGTGTTACTGTAGCCACCGACAGCTTTGCTGTACATCCAATTCTTAATGGAGTGGCTGGAGCACCAGTGGCTCTTTTCGGCGTTGTGGATGACGGTGAACGGAGTCCTGGGTGGGGGGTCATCTGGTTGGTTGGGACGGACATGCTGCTGAAGACCTCTATGGATATCTTCAAGGCTGCCCCCTTCTGGCTCGATGCATGGCTGGATCGCTTCCCCGCTGGTCTGCATAACCTCGTAGACATGCGAAATGAGCGGCACATTAAGTGGATCAAGCGTATGGGTGGCAAGTTCGATGGCACCGGCAAGATCCTCAATGGTCAAAAGTTCGCGTACTTCTCAATTCAGCGCCCGCCAATCACGGAAACCCAAGGAGAGATGTCATAGTGTGTGGCCCGGCAGCGATCATGGCAGTGCAGATGGGGATAGGAGCGGCAGGCTCCATCGAAGGAGCTATAGCAAAGGACAAGGCTGCCCGACAAGCCTGGGGGAGTACCATAACAGATCTTGAAGGCCAGTATAGTGCAACCCAGCTTCGTGAGCAACAGGAGATGTCAAAGGCACAGATGGATGTCTTTCAGGCTCAACGGTCTGGGCAGTCGCTTACCTCACGGGTTCGTGTCCAAAGTGCCAGCGGTGGAGTGGGTGGCGCAACGGCTGCTGAACGTGAGCAGACTGTGGGAAATAATGTGGAGAACTATGCCTCGACTTCTAAAGTCAACCTTGCGAATGAACTCAGGCAGAATCAGCTGGATGCTAAGGGCTTCTTGGCGAAGGCACAGACCCAGATCAATGAGAATCAGCCGGAAACAGGTTTGTCACTTGGTCTTGATCTTGCCTCACAGGCTGCCTCTATGGGTCAGAAGGCTATGCCCCCTGCTGGTACGTCTGCGGCTGGCTCCCTTGATACTAGCGGCTCCCTCGATGCTCTCAATAGTCCCGATGTATTGTCGGGTATCAGTAGTGCTTCCTCGGCCCTCGCCTAATGCCCGGCACAGCGATTGAGTCGGAATCCCCTATCAATGAGTCCCAGGGCATTCCAAAGCCATCTCTTGATGTTACTGCTCATGCCGTTGATACCTATGTGCGGCCTGTCTCCCCTGAGAAGTCAAGTCTTGGACAACTTGCTGGAGCACTGAAGGACTTGAACCCGGCCCTAGAGAAAATTGAGACACGCTTTCAGGATCAGGCAGAGCAGCAAGGTGAGGCGGCAGGAACGGCAGCCTTCGCGAAGGATAGTGGGGATTGGGATAAGGCAATAGCCAATGGCGATGTGCCCTCCATCCTTAACCCTTGGGCACGGCAACGTGCGCGTGAGACATTTGGTAAGCTGTCTGGGGATAAGATGGGCAATGACATTCGGGCTAATCAAGACTATATCCGCGAGAATGCCAACGCCACCACTCTTCAGCAGCATGATGATGCATGGGCAAGAGCGCGTCAACAGTGGGAGAAGGAGAATCTTGGGCATACCAGCCACTCAGACCCACTCTTTCAGCTTCACTATCAGGCAATGGCAGCCGTACAGACGCAGGAAGAGCGTAATCGTGCTGTGCCCGAGATTGAAAAGAACTTCGTGACACTGAATGGAAAGCATCTGTCGGACCTAATGACAAACCACTTGCAGGATGGGATATCAAGTGGAGCCAGTGGTGAAGCTATACAGGCCGATCTCACAACCTTTGCCGCCCAGTCTCACTTGCCAGAGCTTGTACAGCGTACCGCAATCAACTCTGCGATTGATGCAATGGCTCACAAGTCAGGTAAAATCTCTGTCTATGGCCTGGCCGATGGTGTAACGGTCACAGGATCAGACGGCACGAAGTATAACATGGGCAATGATGTAGACTTCATCAAGCTCCGCACGGCTGGTCAGGCTGAAATTACCCGCACTGCCTTTACTGGAGTGCGGTTGTACAATGCTGAGTTGCTACAGAAACAGACCCAGGTACGTGCGGATGCTGCATCGAACATCATAGATCAACTTATCAAGAACCCAAATGCAGTAATCGACGAGGCCCCACTTCGGGCGTCCTATACAGCAGCAGGGATTGGGGGGAAGATAAAGGAGATACCCGCACTTATTGAGGCAGGACGCCACCCGCCTATTGATGACGTTATCTCTGCGACTGATGCAGGTAGGTATAGTGCCCAGATTAGTGATCGTTCCTTGCAGAAGACGAACAGTACCTACGTTACCCAGGATACGCTGATTAAAGCATTGGCTGACCGGCAGCTTAACATGAATGATTATAACAAGCTTCAGTCCCGTGTTGCAGCGCGGGACGGGCGTGCTGATAGGGGTGGCCGTACAGCAGCCGACCCGCAGACTGTGAAGGACATCTTTGATCGGTACCAGCAGCAGATTCGCATGTCGATCTCGCCCGCAGCCCTCGCCAACACACCCAAATACTTCAAGGGGAATATCTTTGATGCTCAAAACTCGGGTGTGGCCCAGCTATCAGACGCATTCTTCCAGTACAAAGAGGCACATCCCGAGATGGATGCGCAGCAATTGAATAAGCATCTCGCAGAATATACACAAATCCTCGTTGACTACTATCTTGAGCCGTCAATGACGAATGCTAAGGAAGTCAATGTCACGAATACTGGTAAGGGCGCAAAGGCCCCTCCCCCAATGAACAACGAGGATGAGTAATGGCTGACGATGCCCAGGCTGGTCCCCCGGCCCCTGTTCAAGCAGAGAGCACAGCTACACCGGCCCCACCCGCCGCTCCTCCGATACAGAAGCCCGGCACCGAACAGGCTGCATACAACCTAGCTCAACAGATCAAGGGCTCTGCGGCTGGAACGGCTGAGACGGAGCAGAGTGCCCCCACTATAGGGCAGAAGGTAGCAAACATTGTTTCCGATCAGGTAGACAATGCGAAGCACATGCACCCCCTCAATGATGCGGAAGCTGGCATCACAGGTGCGGGGAATATGCTTTCTAATCTTGCTGTTGCTGGGGCACGTAAGCTTCGCCCCGATGCAATGAATAACGCATTGGGCATTCTATCTGGACAGAAGGTCACATCAGACACCCCGACTGCACGAGTGAATCCATATCAGATTTCGCCTGACCAGATGAAGGTTGCCTTTGGTGAGCCCGCAAGCTGGATGGATAATGCTGCGCGCGGTGTGGCACAGTTTGGGACGCTTGCCCTGCTCACTAGTGGTGGTGGTCCTGGCCTCACTGCGGCGGCTGATGCATCTATTGGGCCGAGGGTAGGTATCGCGGCAGCTAAGTGGACACTCGGTACGGCGAAGGTGGGAACCCTGATGACCATTGGGTCCGATCCTTCTACCCCCGAGTTTTTCACTAAGCAGCTACAACAGGCCCCACGCGGCTCTGTACGTGGATACTTTGGAAACTTGTTGGGAGCTAACCCACTTGATCCTGATTGGCTCGCCTATACTCGTGCAGAAGGGCGTAACCTCATCTCCGCTGGCACGATGGAGTTGGGTATTGGGGCTGCTGCCGGTGTATGGGCCGCAGTTCGTGGTGGTGGCCAGCCTGCATTAGAGACCTTCCTAGCCACTGCCAAACCGGCTGAAGAGGATGTGGCTGAGATGGCTCATCAGGTAGATGGGACAGTCAAGGTCTCTGACATACCGCCTGATGTACCGCCCGGTGAGCCTCTAGCCGCCCCAGAAGCCGAAGCCGCGCCTGCTACGCCATCTACGGCTTGGGATCGTCGTCAGGCAGAGACCCACATGCTAGCCGATATTGAGAGACGGAGTGGTGTTGCAAATCGCCGTATGCAGGAGTTAAATACAGAACTTCAGGGGGAAAGTAGACGCCGTAGTTATGAGATGGCAGCGGCAGAGGGAGAGCCTAAATATGCTATACAGCAGGGAAACTCTGATGTCTTCTATGACAATAAGCCCCCTGCCCCTACGCCTGATGTTGTCATGCCTGACCACGGCTCCGCAGAGGTTGAAGTAGCCCAACGTAATGAGGCTGCTAGCCAGCGTGAGATTGCCGCTGCGGGTCCAGCCAAGTATGAAGCAGGGTGGCGAGAGCTATCAAAGGCCATGAAGGCGGGCGCACACCGCGCTGACATACAGCAGATCCTACGGGACCATGACATCCGTGTTCCATATGGCATCCCCGCTGAAGACATCCAATCCTATGTCCACAGTCTAGGACAGATGATACGCGGCACGGGTACTGGTGAGGGCACAGGTAAGACAGTTGAGCAGCTTGCTAAGGAGACAGCCGAGTCGTTGAATCCTGATGAGCCCTCGACTACTACGATGGGCAGGTTTCGTGACTGGTTCCGTTCTGGAGATGATCCTGAAGCGAAGGTAACGGGTGCGGGGCTTTATATACGTGCTCTCGGTCACCAGTCCAATGAGGTAGGGGAAGCCCTCGGTGCAGCCCCCATGTCTCCAACAGCACAGATGAACGTGCAGAAGATGTGGCAGACGCTTATGGAGTTGCATGTGCCGTGGCGTGGGAATGCCTCGCGCACGGGTTCCATACTGCAAGCCTATGGTGGCGGTGCTGAAGATAATGCTGCCGAACTTGAGGGTGGCCGTGTTGAGGCTGCGGGCGCACAGGAAGGCGCACCGGCACCCCGTGAGGCGGCTGGTGAGCAGGCGACGGAGAAACTGGCCGCCACACAGTCAGCCATCACCCTTGATCCTGAAGGACTACGTGAGTTTGGGCAGAGTCTCCGCATTGCGAATGGCGACCCTTCAGAGTTGCTAGAGGCTACACGGCAGTCCATGATTCGTGAGACGCTGCTTCGGAATACGAAGTGGCCCCCGATGCTGCCACACTCGCAGGCTTTCCGCGATGCGACGGGAATTGCGATGGAAGACCCACGCTTTCCTAAACAGGCTACGAGCTTCACGAATGCGACCGAGAATGCAGAAGCAGCCCCCCGCAGTGGGAAGCAGTTCCCACCATCCTCTCCTGCCTTTGCGAATGCGACGGATGCAGCCGCTACCCCACCGCCCCGCTTCCCGCCAGCTTCGACTGGCTTCAAGAATGCGACCGAGAATGTAGAAGCTACGCCGCGAGAAGAACAGCAGTTTGGTCCTTCTTCTCCTGCCTTCATCTCTGCGACTGGAAAAGCAATGGCGAAGGATGAGCCACCCATGTCTTCTGCTATGTTCCGTGCTGCCACAAAAGCTTCACAGATGACAGAGTGGGATAAAGCCAAAGCATCCTTCTCTATGTACATGATTAACAACATGATTGGAGGTGTGCCCACCTATGAGAAGGTGGCTATGTCCCAAATGTTTCAGATGCTCCACTTGCCAATGGAGACCTTTGTTGGTGGTGGTCCCTATGGGATCAGGGCTGTGAAGAAGGCCATAGGTGGAGATTTCTCGGGAGCCCTCGCAGATACAAAGGCGGGAGCAGCTATGATGACACAGGGACTCGATCAGTTTGCTGGTCTAGTGACGGAAGCCAATCAGGCAATGAGGGCAGCAGCGCGGTCTCTCCGTTCAGGCCAGTCTCATATAGATCCAGGCTCAGTCATCTTCCCTGGTGGCCGCATCTCACCAGAGTATTTCGATCTCGGACAGGCGAATTACCTGTACAATGTGGTGGGTGCTCCTGGCCGTATCCATACTACGATGACTGAGTTTACAAAGACACTCATCTATCGCTCATGGGTACGTTCACAGGCCCTTCGCTCTGCTACAGAGCAGAGTATGAATCCTGAAGAGACTAGCCAACTTGTTAGTAGCCAACTTAAGAATGCCTTTGATCCTGAAGGCAAGGCAATGGGGACAAACATCACGGCTACTGGCGGTCCCTTGCAAGATGCTCTCTATCAGGCCCGCCGTGCCTCACTGACTCAGCCACTCGATGGTACACTGATGGGTAAGCGCGTACATGACCTGCTAGAGAAGTACCCACTCTCCCGTCTTTATGCGGCTCCCTTCCAAAAGATTGGCACGAATGCCTTTTCGGAAACGTGGTCAATGATGCCGGGCCTCGCTGCGGCAAAGGCTAGTGTGCAGCAGCAGTTTAAGAATGGTGGAGACGATTGGGCACGCGCCTACTCCAATCAGATGATCGGAGCGAGTGCCACGGCCACCCTGATGATGGCTGCGATGCGCGGACATTTGACTGGTGCTCCACCCGCAGATAAGGACCTACGTGACCAGCAGGTAGCCAATGGGGTGAAGCCCTATAGCTTTACCTTTGGTGGGGTACGGGTTCCCCTTGATCGCATCCCCTTTGTTGGATCAATGGTGCAGGATACAAAGGATATTGGTGATGGGGTGTCTGCTCTCCGTGCGCGCCAAGACTCTCAGTTCAAGTATTGGCAAGAGGCACAGGGCAATAAGTATGCCTATATGGACAACCATCCTGTCTTCCAACATATGCGGCAAATTGCTGACTTTGTATCGGGTACCCGTGGCACGTTGTCGTCAGATGGTGCAAAAGCACTGTCAGGCATCACACTTAATCTGACAAAGAACTCAACTGATCCCACATGGTTCGGGTCTGTGTCGCACCTGCTTGAGATCATAACGGGTGGGGATACTGAAGAGAATGGGGCCAAGCTGGCACAGTGGGCACTGACCGAAGCAAAGACCATGATTACTCCGGGTGCTGCCTTCTGGAAGAGTATCAACTCGGATGGGATTCATGGTGAAATACGCTCCCTCCTTACAGACCTCAAAATTAAGGCTCCAGGCTATGGCACTGTTGAGCCCAACTACAATATGTTTGGGTCAGAAGTTGAGGCTCCGCCTGCCTTTGCCGACTGGCAGCAGGATCATCATACCAATCCAGCGCAGAGTTGTATGCAGGGTGGTCCCGACTGGATACAGACAGCCCTGCTTGCTATGGGTAAGTCTATACCCGGCATCGCAAAGGCCACTCCAGGTCAGGATGGCTTGCCTGATGTGGACTGGACTGATCGCGGACAATGGGATCAGGAGAAGGGTGCAGAAGGTGTGTCTCCCTATGCGCGCGTTCATCAGCTACTTGCGAGCCCAATGTTCGGTGATAGAAGCTCAGAGGATGTGGTTCGGGAGATCATGGAGAGCGATGAATATAAGAAGCTTCCAGATACGAACCCACTCATGCCCGATGGTCCACGATACAATATTATTGCTGAAGTGATGCAGCAGATGAATGAAGCAGCCATCGCCAAGATGGAGTCAGAACCCCGCTATCACAACTTTGCTTTACAGGTCGAGGCTGCTAAGGAGCAGAAGGAGACTGGCAAGGAAGCGGCAGATAGTATCACTCATGCAGTACGACACGCTATCCTCGGTGACTCAGCAGCAAAAGTGAATGCACCTACACCCTCTCAAGGAAGTATGATGCACTGGAATACAACCAGAGGTAAGAAATAATGCCAATAGGCCACAAGGAACATAAAATCCTTCAGGATCGGCTTGAACATGAAACGGAGATGCGGAAGTCACAGCAGAAATCTGTTCGCCGCGCTCTCAAACTAGCACTTCGGGAATTGAAACGTCGCCTCAGCGTTCTCAATGGAGAGCGTGCCCGACAGGATGAAGACCGCCTACTCATGGCAAGCAACACTCGTGTGGATGGTCTAATCAATCAGGCTGAGACTAAATATGAGGCCCTAAGTGCGCGGCTTCGGGTATTAGAGGATCTACGTCGGATTCAGGAAGGTAGTATAGCTGAGGGACGTGCGGCTATCGATAAGCGTGCAACCGATATGGCGCGTATGCAGTGGAAGGTTAGCCTTGTGATGACGGGTATCTTCCTGCTCATATCTATTTTAGTAAATGCTGTGTTTCACGTTGTAGTCCCCAAGTAAATGCCTGACATCACTCCGGCCCAGCAGAAACTAGTCGAGCAGGCTGATCGCGTACAGGCTATGTTGCTCAATGACTTTGAGGCTATCCTGAAGCCAGACAAGAATGGGATGACCGCCGCCTCACCAACAGATCGTGCCACGATAGCCCGCTACCTGAAGGACAATAACTTCAGAGTAGATGCCAATAACCTTCCGCAGAATCTGGCCGAGATGGTTGCAGCCACTCGTGCTAAACGACCGATGCCTGACGCATCCAAACTCCCAGGTGAATAGTGGCTTGGACAAAGGACGAAATCCATGAAGCGGGACTTGACGTATTTGCAAACTTTCTGTCCCTGGTGTGGGCACATCTTGGCTTGCCGGAACCTGATGCAGTCCAGCTTGAAATGGCCCACTTCCTCCAGTACGGAGATAAGCGGCTCGTACTGGAAGGCTTCCGTGGGGCGGGTAAGACATGGATTACTGGCGCGTTTGCTGTATGGAACCTGCTCATTGACCAACAGCTTAACGTTCTGGTTGTATCAGCATCTCAAGGGTACGCGGATAAAGTCGCCACATTCATATCACAGATCGTCCGAGACATGCCGATCCTCTCCTTCCTTCGTCCACGAGACGATCAGCGATCAAGTGTTATCGCCTTCGACGTGGCAGGTGCGCGGCCCAACCCTGTTCCGTCTGTCTCTTCAGTAGGACTCGGCGGTCAGATGACGGGAAACCGCTCTGACATCGTGATCGTAGATGACTCTGAGACACCAAAGAACTCCTTCACGGATCTTCTGCGTACCAAGTTAGCCGTAACTGTAAAGGAGTTTGATGCCCTTCTCAAGCCGAAGAAGGACGCGCGCATCATCTACCTCGGGACGCCACATACTGAAGAGACATTGTATAACAAGTTGCGGGAGCTTGGTTATACTCTGGTCATATGGCCGTCTGAAGTCCCAGCGTTTCCCGACAAGTACAAGGACTGTCTCTCGCCGCTTGTCAAGCAGATGATAGCAAATGGTGTGCCCAGTGGGACACCTATTGAGCCGACACGCCACGGATTAGATGAACTCGCACAGCGTAAAGCTGCGCTTGGATTTACCCAGTACCAGATGCAGTATATGTTAGACCCGTCCCCGTCCGATCTTGACCGCTTACCGCTCCGTTGTGGAGACTTCATCGTCTATGACTTCGATATTAAAGACACACCCATACGGTTTGTCTGGACACGCGACCCTAGATATACCATCCCGAACTATCCCGCTGGAGGAATGGATGGCGATGTGTGGAGAAGTCCCCTCTTCACATCCACTGAGCGTTCTGACTATCAAGGGACAGTCATGGCTATTGATCCATCTGGAAAAGGAACCGATGAAACCGGATACTCCATCGTTCGATATGCACAAGGGCTTCTCTATTGGGTCGCCTGTGGAGGATATAAGGACGGACTCTCTGACGCTACCCAGCAATCTCTGGCTACTAAAGCAATCCTCCATCGCTGCACACACGTCATCCTTGAACCCAACTATGGAGGGGGAGCCTTCGGACAACTCCTCAAGCCTTGGCTGGTCAAAGTCTTTGAGGAAATGGCTACAGCAAATCCTGAACAGAAATATCTAATCCCAGCACTCGTAGAAGACTTCAAGTGGTCCCGTGGGCAGAAGGAACGCCGCATCCTTGACACTTTGGAGCCCTTGATCCAGTCTCACAAAGTTATCATCTCGCGGGCTCTCATCGACGAAGACATGAAGTGGCGTGGGGCTGATGATGAGAACCAAATGTATAGTGTTATCTACCAGATGACACGACTGACGCGGGACAAGGGCTCATTAGCACATGAGGATAGGATCGAGAGCCTAGCAATGGCGGGTGAGTATTGGGCACACCGCATGGCTCGTGACCAGCAGAAGATGGTGCAGCGCCACAATGATGATGCCCGAGCCAAAGAGCTTAAGAAGATGATGCAGATTAGCCGCATGGGTGGGATAATGATTACTGATATGCGGATTGGCCGAGAGATGTCACAAATGCCCAAGCACACGATCCAGAAAGACTCTGGGAATACTCACACCGACTGGAGACGCGACCGTGGCAATTGGTAGGATTGCGAGCGCATCAAAGGCCAAGCATGGGAACAATCCAGAGCATCCCTATGCTCCAGGCATTCAGCCTGGGGGCCAGATCAATGCCGCAGACATTCCGGTTGATGTAGTCAGTACCATTGTTCAAGAGACAGTGCAGAGTGGAGCTATCCCACCTACGATCCCTCTATCCCAGACTACGGGAGATGACGCCGACCTTCCATTAGGGATACCCACATCTGGTGCTGCCGCAGGCACTTACGGTGATTCGACGGATATCCCAGTTGTCACTGTTGACGCTTTGGGACGTATAACGAGCATCGCCACGACACCGACTGTGCCAGTGATTCCGCCTGTTGTAGTACCTCCCTCCAGCACCATGCCAGTATGGATGACTGTAGGGGATGATGGTGACCTGCTCACGCTGGCCCTACAGCAGACGCCACAGGCTGGTGCTCCGGGAAGTGCAGGAGCACAGGGGATTCCAGGGCCACAAGGCCCGATTAGCAATGGTCCGGTGTGGCAGGGGGCTGGTGATGATGGCGACCTCCTAATAAATGAGGTTCCCACATCTGGTGCTGCTGCTGGTACCTATGGTGATGCGACTGACATTCCTGTTGTCTCGGTAGATGCCCTTGGCCGGGTACTATCAATCACTACTACACCAGTAGTCTTTCCAACCGATGTGGATATACCACAGAATCCGGCCAACCTGATGCCTGTGTGGATGGGTGCAGGTGATGATGCTGATTTGTTGCCATCGGCCAGTCCAGGCGCCCTGCCTCTCGCCGGAGGCTCGATGCAGGGTATCATCTGGTTGCAGGGTATACGGTACAACTGCGTATTTGTGAATGATGCCAACTACTCAGTCAAACCGGGTGATAACATCATCATCTACACTGGGCTCTCAGCGAATCGGACTGTCACCTTTCCACTTGCTGCTGTGGCTCAAGGTCAATCAGTTCAGATTTGGGATGGAACAGGTAATGCCCCAGGCGCAGTGAATACTGTCAACATCTATGTAGCTATTACAGCCGGTGATACAGTCAATGCTCAGACTCAACCATTGCTTGCTGTTGCTGTGGCGTTCGGTCAGGCCACAATGGTCCCCCTACTCACAGGTGGGTGGATCTTAGCTGCCTCAACCCTTGCGGTTGGTGGAATATCTGGATCAAGTTATGGTATTCCAAACGTTACTACACAGGCCAACTGGCAGGATGCCCAGGGCTTCTTTGGCTATTCGACTGCCCGTGCTGCTGCATACATTGCTGGTGCGCTCATGCTCGGTATCACGCAAACTACAGCCCTGTCAGGCACACTCGCTCTTACTGCAAACTCTGCACCTATTCAGTTAGTGACCTCAACAGCCGCAGAGGCCATCACAGTTGTTAATCTTGGCAGCTACTATGGAATTATCAAGAATACAGGGACGTACTTACTGACAGTGACCTCTACAGGCGGATCATCCATTCCACTTGTCCCTGGTGCAACCCTGGTCTATTGCACATCCGGCATCCCTGGTTCAATTATCATCGATGTTATCTCACTGACAGGAACCATTGGTACAGGCGGGAGCGCCACTCCAATCCAGGTTGCCACAGTTGACCTTGCAGCGCAAACAGCAGCTATTGCAGCTACCACATTCTATACTGCACTTGTAGCTGGACGCTATCGTGTTGATTGGATTGCCGCTACAACGACAGCTGGATCAGTCTCATCGGCATTAGGTGGTACAAATGGCTTTCAAGTCAACTACATTAGTCAAGATACAGCTTCAACGATGTATAGCCAGCCCGGTCCTATATCTGCCCTGAATACGACATCTAACGGGCTAACTGGCTCATTCACGATAAATGCCGCAGTTGGAATTATGCAGTATCTCTTCGGCTATACCTCAGCAGCGGCTTCGACGATGAAGTTTTCCCTGCATATGCGTCTATACTACCTCGGACCTTAATAGGAGACACAATGGCTTACGGATCAATCAAGAGGGTCGGGCCACTAGCCATGATCCTGACCACGCCCACCAACATCTATCAGGGTGGGAATGGATCAGCCCTCATCTATGACAAGATCGCCCAGATCCACATTGTCAACAAAACATCCTCTCCTGCTACCTTCACCATGTATCTCGGCGCTACAGGTGCATCGGCAGCTGGTACAGAACTCTTTGTTGGTGTCAATATCCCTGCCAATGGATACTTCGACTGGTTCACACCAACGAAACTTGTGTCAACTGAATTTCTCGTAGGGTTCGCCAGTGTCACTTTGGCACTTACCATCACCATTATGACGGAGCAATTCGTCGTCTAAGGAGCGGTATGAAGTTCCCGGCTGGTATTCCGAAGTCAATGCCTTCACACATGGGTTCGATTCCTGTTCATTTCGTTGATCGGCTCAAGCTCAAAGATGACACAAAGCTCATGGGATGCTATCGTCCCAAGCATCGTGAGATCCAACTGCGTGCAGGGAATCTACACCCAATGGCAGTGCGTCAAACACTGTGGCATGAATGGGTTCATGCTATTCTCATAGATGCAAATGCAGTGCCGAAAGACCACGACCAAGAAGAAGCAGTTTGTGATGCAATGGGTATGGCCCTCGCTGTACTCTTCACCTAACCGGAGCCTATAATGCCTGGACCAACACCGCCTACCAGTACCCATGACTACGGTGGACACATGAAGGGTGGCTTCCATGAAGGAACCCGGCGTGATGCGCCGACCGAACGCGGGTCCAGAGAGACCCGAGAGAAACGGAGTGATAGCACACGGGCATCAGGGAACCTCGGCCCGACTGGTCCCGATGATCCGGCAAACGTTAGTCCCTCAAATCAAGGAGCCGCTGCATAATGATCTCCCTTATCATCACCCTGGTCATTGTCGGGGTTCTGCTGTACTGTTTCAATGACTTCGTGCCGATGGACCCAAAGTTCAAGAAGCTCATCAATGTCCTTGTCTGCCTTGCGGCTGCCCTCTATGTCCTTCATGGCTTCGGCTATGGGTCGGACTTCGGGCATCATCACTGGAGAGACTAATGCGAAAGTGGTTTATTGCAGCCCTCGTAGCCCTGGCTAGTGTCTGCACAGCCCAGGCTCAGACCCTTACCCTTACGGGTGTCCCCCAGATCGCAGTAGTCGGGGATACCATCCACCCCACCGCCGTCTATACGCCAGCGGGTGGGGTTGCTGGGTACTGTAAGACGTGCTGGTTCGCCACCACGAACACGGTAGCCTCACGGACTACTACAACCATGAGTAACTATGGTACATGGTCAAAGGCTCCAGGGTCAACAGTGCCGATAGTGGCCCTTATACCGGGCACTACGGTCATCTACGGTACCGTATATGGTACTACGATCCGTGCCATAGCGACCATGCTGGTGACAGCCCAGGTCATCAATCTACCCCCTCCGGTGGGTACACCAAACATGCCAGCGGGCATGACGGTAGTCTGTCAGACCGGGCAGGTGACAGCAATGACTGTCACAGGCTCCAGTGTAGCCTTTGGTGGCCCAAAGCCTTGTACGTGGCAGGATAACGGCCCAGGGACAGGTTCTATTGGGCTTGCGACGGGTGCCAAGAATCCTGATGGCAGTGTGAACACAGATATCCAGAAGACGGGCTACCGTGTCATGTTTCCAGCCGGAAAGGTCAATGATCCGGCATGGGGAATGTATACGCCTCATGCAGGTGGCACTGGGACGTACTACATCAGTTGGTTAGAGCGTCAGGAGGTTCATGGTGCCTATCCCGCCATCCAGAAGGTGATGAATAGTCTGGACAGTAAGGCATGGGCTCCCAAGGGTCCGAATGGAGACCTGACCATCATGTCTTGGATGGACTTCAGCTATTTCACTCCAACTGCTATCATTGGCTTGAACTTCCAGGGGGAAGATAACGCCAACATCCCTGACAATAACCTGACTGGTAAGTCTGGCACTGTGGCCGCAGCGGCTACCATGTCCCTGCCTGGAGTGCAGAAGGGTGATGGGTCATGGGATCAGGAAGAAGTGCTGATTGTAGGATCAGGGAACGTGGGTACAAGTTCTGTGACGTTCTTTGTCAATGGAAAGCAGGTTGCGAAGGCAACAGGTGTGACCAATGCCTCAGTCTGGAATGAAACAGACCAGTATGTCTCTCGGTCTGTGTATAGTGGGACTCAAGCGATTACAACTCACATGGACTTCGATCAGGTAACGATTGCTGTCAAGTAAGGGGAGGGTAACGATCAATGTCAACTAACTCGGAGGTCCGTATGTATATCGGTGGCGGGTTCATTCTGTTCTGTATCATCCTGTGGCTCATCTTCGGTCGGAGCGGTAAGTAAATGGCTGATCTGAAGAGTGAGCTAGAGCGCGAAGGAACGATGACTCAGGTCTCCGTGAAGGAGCACCTTGGAGACCGTCCGTCGCACGGTGTCAGTGACTCTGGGCCCATGAGCTTTCCGCTTTGGGGCACGGGCGAAGAGGCATGTTTGCACTCAAGCCGCGATCCAAGGGTGACGGAAGGTGGATTCATTGGACAGGAGTTGGATAAGTAGTAACATCTGATATATTGTGCGTTATGTGTGGCTCTAACGCACAGTATATTAGGCTTTCGTACATAGTGTCTTTACGTAATACTGCATAGCCGCAATACTATCGCTCATAGCATTGAAGGTATGCAAGATATGGGTATTTTGGCACAAATTTTCGTGTCCACATACGCATCGTGACGGGCCTCCATTTACCCCCATGCTACCGTCACGCGTGCTACCATACCGCGCCCCCATAGCACGGCAGCACGCATGACAGCGACACGTATGCACGCGTGACGGTAGCACACTGATTGCAGGCATATGGGGGGCTAGGTGGCTAGTGGTCAGTGTCAAAGGGCTAAGTGTGTTTGCGTAAGGTAACTAAAAGTGTTACTTTAGGCGAATGAAACCGGCAGCAGTGTCAAAGGGCTAAGTGTGGCGGGCGCACAATTTTCAATCGTTACAATTCTTCTCTTGCGTATCGAGCCGAATAGGTTTACGATAGCTACATGAAATCACAGCCTACCTTACTCGACACCGCATTAGTCCTGCTCGCATTAGCCGTGACCATAGGCTTAGGCGGATGGGCGATTGCTGGCTTCCCAATCCCGAGGGGTTTCTAATGTCATCGCGATTCAGCAAGGTTATCCACTTGCGGTCCGAGAACGACGCGGCCAAGGCCGTCTGCGGTCGCAAGCTCAAGAGTAATGAGTTTGCATTTACCGATGCGGACACATTCGGTGGCAACGGTATGGAATGCTTGCGTTGCATGTCCACAAAACAGGACGCCTAATGACTCGCAAACAGATCAAAGCGGCACTTAATTACGCGCGCCATGACAATGGCGAAGCTTGAACAGTGGCTTGCGTCGCACGGTCCGATGATTGCTTGCGTCACTATCGAGGGGATAGCCGAGGATCGCTGACATCAAGGGGAAACAAATGCGAACGGCAAGCAATATCGCCATTTGGCTTTTTGTCCTATTTACTATGTATGGCATTCTACTCGCGGCTCGGATCGTCAAATGACTAGACTATATCGCATAGCCTATATCCTTGCCATGCTTGTCGCGTCGGCAGTCAGTGTGCGTGCTCAGGCACCTAGCGCCTTAGTCGGCAAATGGCAATGGCGCTCGGCAGACACAGCTACGTGTGGTGCGTGCGTCTGGACTATTGACCTGAGAACCAACCACAAAGCTACGGCAGTCTTTCACGGTAATGGGTACGAACGGGCCTACTACGTCGGCAAGTGGACCACTCATTACGACCTACTATGCTTAGTGGAATATGGGCGTCATACGTGTTGGACGTATGGACTAGTACAGGGTAGTGGTAACCTTCAGCTTGATTATCACACATACTATCCGTTGAGGTAGTCACAATGAATACGCGACCGCTTGCCCTAATCGCACTGCTCACAGTTCTGTGCAGTGCTCCGCTCAGTGGGCAGTCTTCATATACGGAAGACCCCGCCATCACCGAAGAGAAAGCATTCTTTGACGCGGGGATTCAAGATGCTTGCGCGAGTGCTGAGTATCCTGAGTTTCGGGCCGAGCATGCCGCAATGTGTGCATTTGAGGATGCAAAGAGTGGCGAGCACACCGACGCACACACCGACGCACAGCTAAACGATGAGATACGGTTGGCCAAACTGCAAAACGTCATCGACGCAAAGTCGGTGCTCGACCGCGATTTGGTTGTGGCCGATTCGCTTAGCCGCGTGGTCCAGATTGATCGTTCTATTCTAGTCCGTGATTTGACGGCTTTGGCCATCCCCCAGATTATTGCGATTGATCGCTCTATTATCGTCCGCGACGTGGCGTCCGCGACTCACCATATGGCACAGATGGCGACTGATCGTCGGTCCCTACGTACCGCGTGTCATAGAGCGTACGTTACTAGCGCCGTGAATGGATGCAAATGATACGCGCACTGTTAGTATCCTTCATCACACGTAACCGCACTAAGGGGGCAATATGGCAGAAGCTCAGACAGTTATGAGTGTCACCAAATATCTCCGGCAAGAATTACACTTCACAGTACCGGAGTATACAAAGCTCTCCACAAAAGACAAAGACGACCTGAAACGTTACGCAGTCGAGGAAATGACGTTGCTTGGCATTGCTTTTGAACCCTTGCCGGTCACGCAATGAGAAAGGTTACTTGGCAGCAATGGGGTATGATCGCATTTGTCACCGTCTTGACGGTGTGGGGCCTCTACCTGGCGCTGACGACATGAAGCCGACTACTCCATTTATCTGGCCGGTGTCAATTCCCAGCCACGCGTCACGCCATGCCAAGCGTCGTATAGCGTCACGCGTCCTGTCCAGCCTCATTGTGGCTAATGTCGTCATATGGGGCTATAACCTCTATATGTACCTCACAATATGGGGGGTCAAATGAGATGCTATCACTATGCTATTGATCGTGTGGAGAGGGGCACTTGGCGCATGGAAGGCACTTGGCGCATAGTCGCATGGACCAAAGGATCAGACGTTACGAGCGAGCGTCCGATTGCCTATTTCCTGACGGAGACTGACGCACGCAAGTATCTTCTCCAAAGGTGCGTCTAATGTTCTACATAGAAGCATTGCTGACAGTGTGGGCGGGAGTGCTAGTCGGCTTAGGGGGCATTGCCATAGCCCACCTATACGGAATCATGCGAGGACCAAAATAACATGCTATATCGCATATACACTGAGGACATTAACCGGGCCGCTACGCTTGCCGTCGTCGCAAAGGCATATGACAGTTTTACAGCCATAGAAGCACTCGGTTATTTCAAGGGTACGGCGGAACCTTCCCTCGTGATTGAATTGCTGACGGAAGATAGTTGGAGAGATCGAAGTAAGGTTACCACACTTGCTGACGCAATACGACAGCTTAACAATCAGCAAGCTGTGGTAGTCTCGTGCTGTGCCGAATGGCATTTTAGCGCAATAGCGCCACGCGAGCCGCGCGGATCGTGCGTATGACTGACACCACTATGACGATCTGTGCATATGTTGGCGTCGCAATTGGCATAGGCTTACTGATCTATTGCTGCTATCTCATTCGTACGGGCAAATGAAGCGCCTAATCATACAAATCATATTCGTATGTGGGGCACTTATCACGCTACTTGCGTATGACTGCGCGACGACACCACCCGCACCTTGTCCCAACCATATGAGGTCTAAAACTTGTGTCAAAATTGATAGTGTGGGGGTTACAGGTACTCATTAGTCGACCGCTAATGTCAGTAGCGGCCTATTGCTGGAGATTAGGCGAACGGATTCATGCACGTACATATAACCGAAAATAGGGGGGACCATGAGACAAGATAGTGACGACAACGTGAACGACACACTAGACTTTGCGGCTATCCTCCGGGATAACGCTGGCTTAGCGCGTATGGTCGCACACTACGTCAAGACGCAATTAGATTTAAATTGGGCGACAAAAGACGATGTACCGGACGACGTTCGCCAAGAGATCCTAGCGGATATGGACGAAGGCGACATCCCGGACCGTCTCCGAGAACAGTTTTACGACGAAGGATACGAGCATGGCCAGCACGCGGCGGACTGTGATAAGGAACACGTCGAGGATATGCCCCGTTGCTTGCGTCCTAGTCTTGACGGATTAATGATTGAGGTCGTCGGATCGGACCAGATCGCACCCGCAAGACAGGTACATGCAATGTATACGAAATGGAAAAATGGTACACTTTCCACCGAAGAAAAGCAGATCGGATTGGGCGAGAGGACGAACCCAGTGGACCGCATTGCGTCCTATCCTATCTATCGGGCAGACGACGAAACGATCAGCGTAGGCTGTATGAAGTTTAACGTGGCGGAAATCGAGTATCTTGCGAAAGCAATGGGGTGGGTGACCGTCTCAAATGCGGTAGCGGTAGACATACACAAAAATGGAACCCTAACCGTTAGCGTGGTGCGAGACGGTAAGACGTTGCACCACTATAACCTTGACACCCCAGAATAGGTGCCCACATGCCGAGACCAAAGATCCTTTATACCGCATGCAAGTGTGGCGGAAGGTGGCAGACCGCCAGCCCCCTGTCACACCGGAACCATATGAACAGTGACGAACATTATAACGCCTCGGTAGCGCGTCTAGAGGATCTAGTGGTCCCAAGGGTAGGGCGGGCCATACAGATTCCGAATCCACCCGGAGTAGCGCCAGAGGGGCGGCTATAATCAATTTGTAGGGGGCTAGCTTCGCGTGTGCGGCCCGTGAGGACGAGAGTAGGGGGATAGGGCGGGGCCGAAAGGTTCCGCCCTTTCTTTTGTCCACTATCCTTAGCCCCTAACGTCAAGAGCCCCTAAGACTTAGGGGCACTCTAGGCTAGAATATGGCCGGTCCTATGTCCGGCATGCTATCCGACTGCCCAGGCGTAGAGAGCACAAATGGCGAGAACGCACACGAGACGCCAGGGTGCCCACCGAGAAATTAGAGGCCGCCGCGCCTTATAGGCTATGTATGCTTGTCGGTTCATACCCCCTACACTTGCAACACTTGTGCCCGGGTTCCTTACGCCGATATAGCCCCTAACTCTGGCGTAACCCTTGCGTATAAGTGGTTATATGTCACGAACATGCGAGCAAAACGGTAAGCAAACAACCACAGTCACATTTCTGTACAGTGTCATAATGACACAGGGGGAGAAATTGAAAAAATCCAAGATCGGTCGGGTTAGCCACCGGGGAAAGTCTGGGGATGAGTCCGCGAAATCTAGCCCAGCAAGTCTAACCGAACAAAGACCGAATGAGTCTACGCCCCAGTATGAGGCCCGAAGGGCCGACCAGAAGTCAATGGCTTGGATCGCACACTACATTCCAATCATTCAGACTTCTGAGCCGGATAAGCGTGGTAAGTCCTTATTATAGAAGAGCTTACAACACTGTTGCATTTGTGCAACACCTGTGGCATAACAATTACACATCCTATCCCTGAGAGCACTATAGTATTAGTATAGCGAGTCTCGCAGAGACGAGCGGCAATAGCTGGGGAGGAGAGGGCGGAGTGCGAGAGCAGAAAGACTGTAATACTTCAGTGGGTATGTATAGTAGCTATAGAGCTTAGTGACAGAATGTATATACTTTGGCACAATTAGTGCATAAGGAGTGGGTATGCCTACAACATCGAGGATAGTCAAATCCCATACATCAAGCCAGTAGATAGAGTTAAGTTCGATAGTGCCATTGAGAAGCTACAGAGCCAGGAACTCACTTCAGAGGGTGAGCTTAACTACATCCTCACTCGGGT